TTAGCTGTAGTTACAGCACTATCAGCTAACTTAGCTGTACTAATAGATCCGTCAGCAATATCAGCTGATGTTAATATTGATCCAGTTGGTGTTCTTCCAATATATGCCATTATGTACTAATTGCGTCTACAGTTGATACCCATACATCTACAGATGATGCTGTGTCAGATACTACTTTCAAGGCATCACCAGATTGTACTACATACTTCGCACCACCATCTAATACCTGTAATTGTGATCCAGCTGGAATAGGTGCATCTTTCACTAAGTAGATGTCATTTGCTCCATCATTGATATATACAGATACATTAATAGCAGAAGCAGTAACATTAGCTAGTGATATACCAACAACAGTATCATAAGAATCAGCAGTAAATATTGTGGCTGCTGATGCTCCTACATCATTAGAGGTGTATCTTCTAAAGTTCTGTGCCATACTTTCTCCTTATCATAATGCAATAGCCATAGCAATTGCAAATCCGTTTGTTGCAAAACCACTTGTATCAGTGGCTTCAATGTTATTCCAGGTAGATCCATCATAATATTTGAGGACTGAACTGGTTGTATTAAAATATAAATCCCCGGCATTCAAGGGGTCTCCATCATTATCTACAGATGGATCAGATGCTTTTGCTCCTAAGTAAGTATCATCAAAATTATCAGCAGCAGCTTCAGCGGCAGCTTGAGCAGCTTCAGCAGCAGATTGAGCTGTTTCAGCAGCAGTCTGAGCATTACTTGCATTGGTTGCAGATGTGGCTGCGTTAGTCTCTGATGTACTTGCTGCACTTGCAGAATTTGCAGCGTTAGTGGCAGATGTACTTGCGTTACTTGCTTGAGTCGTTGCGGTAGATGCAGAGGATGCGGCTGATGTGGCACTTGATGCGGCATTGGTTTCGCTTGTAGAAGCATTAGACGCACTAGTCGCAGCATTAGTCTCACTTGTGGCAGCGTTAGTTTCACTAGTCGATGCGGCACTCGCAGAAGAAGTAGCATTAGTTGCCTGAGTTGTGGCTGTTGAAGCTGATGTGGCAGCATTGGTTTCTGATGTTGACGCATTGCTTTCGGAAGTTGCGGCAGCACTTGCACTTGCAGCGGCAGCGGTGGCTGATGCAGCAGCAGCAGTTGCAGAAGCGGCAGCGGCAGTAGCACTACTTGTAGCACTAGCAGCATCAACAATGAGATCCCATTTCGCAGAGTCAGTATTGGTTGTTAAAGGTTGTGACCCGGAAGAAGTATGTTGAGTATTACAAATAAAAATATTGTTAGTGGAAGTATCTTTTACTAAGTCTCTAACATAGTAAGTAGTCGATGCGGACCAATCTCCCTGATATGTTCCTAATTCTTGAGTAACTTGAATTTCACCAGATCCATCAAAAGCTAAGATTTTGTTAGCACGATCTGATGCACCTACAGTAAATTCTGTTGATGTCATGGTATTCGTTCTTGATAGTTTAATAGAACGATCTACTTCTTCTTGTAATTCTTGAGTAATAGAAGTTAATTTATCTAAAGCATCTTCGTGACTTTCCGCAGGGAAGGGGTCATTTGCAAGATAATCAGTGGCTTGAGTTTGGGGTGTCGCTCTTCGAATAACAATGGTTTCCCCGGTAATAGGGATATTCCCAGCAGTAAAGACAACTGTTCCACCCCCAGCATTTCCTACTCCTGTTACTGTGTAATGAGTAGTAATTGTTTTGACTGTTTCAGTACCAGTCGATGCTCGAATAAGTACCTCTAAATCATCCTGATCGGTGATCTTAAAAGTATAGTTGAAAGTAGTAGTTGACCCATTACCTGAGTAACTATTCTTAATAGTGGTTGTTGATATTGTCATCTTCCGGGTTTCTTAATCTCACCTTCTTCTATCATAGTTTTTTTAATATCCACAGCATCATAAACATCTGGATATTCATATTGAAAATGATCTTCCCACGCTGCGGTTAAGAAGTCATTTTGAACACCTCTTAGTAAATCATACTGTTTATTTTCGTTAGCTCTAATATACTGAGGAGAATACATCATATAATTAATATATTCCATAAAATTCATACCTTTTATTCTAACTTGTTCAACAATACCATTTTTATTGGTTGTTCCAGATTTAGCAACTTTAACCCAATAATAATATTGAGAAGGAGTTAATTTAATACCACCTTTTTTTCTACCGGGGTTTTGAATAGGATTACCTAGTCTTAGTATTTCATAGGCTTCAGGTCCAATGTTTTTTCCTTTAGAGAAAGTACTAGGGGAGACCATATTAAACATATTACCCCAAGTATTGATGTTCTCATTAACAACAATATCTTCACCAAAGATATCTATTTTAGGAGGAAGATCGAAGAAATTTTCACTACCAGGTAGTTTATCTAAAAAGTCGTTTCTTGTTTTAATTAAAGATAATAATAATCCAGACTCTTTAGGTGCACCAAATAAAGGATTGGGTACTAATACTCCTTGTTCATTGGGAACTAACTCTCTCATATCAATATTAAAATCTGGATCTGTTTCTCGTAACTCTGGATCAACTAAACTTTCAATAGTTCGAACACCAGAACTAAAAGGTAAAAATGCATTACTTACAATCGAAAATGCTTTATCTGCATTTATTGCTTCTTCTTGATTATAAAGACTTCCTACAATATCACTAATCGATGCGACTCCTTGTAATACAGGTAATTGTTTAAAATAATCAAAAGTGGATAGAGCAAAGGCTTGAACTACATTATCATTAATCTCTGGGTCTCGACTACGACTCATCAATTCAAAAGTATTAGCAGCAATACCAATAATCGCTCCTACAGGCTCGTAACCAGAATAAGTGACATAAGTATGATTTCCTGTAGGAATACCATTCTCATCAAACAAAGGTGATCCTTCTGGTAATTCTGGATCAGCAAAAACAAAACTATAAGGTTTCCACCCTAAAGCATAAAGAGCATCTCGATCTTTCTTATTAACAGGAGCTTTTCCTGTGATTTGTCCTTGTTGTGCTAATGACAACATATAACCACCAAAGGTGTAAGCGAGTCCTACTTGAGCTGCTGTTTGTTGAAATTTCACTGGATCTTTGTAAATAGCGGGATCAATTAAACCAAAGCCTGATGCACGATAAATAATTTTCATAATGTTCGTAGGAGTTTTGACGAATGGTAAAATATATCTTGCTCCAGGTAATGTTTGAAATGCTTGTATTTTTTTACCTGCTGTTCCTAATTCGTCTTGTAAGGTAAAATGTTTAGCAACTTGATCGACTTCCATTTGAACAAGAGTTCGGTCATTAATAATATCAGTTGCTATTTGCATGATTTCTTCTGCAGACTTTCCTTCGATTTCTGCTTTCTTCATAGCACGATACGCTTGTGCATATTGTTCTCCAGACCTTGCTACTTCTTTAATAAACTCATCACCAAACAACATTGCATCAAAAGAGAAACGAGTGACTTTACCTAAGTAGTCAACAAACTTTCCTGATGTTCCATTTAATCCAAATGCTTCTGCAGATATCTTAGGTTGTTTGTACGTTTCCACTCGAAGAGATGCATCACTAGGTGCTGAGTCTTTAAAAGCCTTGGATGCCATAGTCCAAGCATCTGCTAAAGAAGTAATATATCCTTGTGCTCTTGCGATTGCTTCTCCCATAAAAACACCATCGCTTGATGCATAAAAGTCACCCTTACCTTTGAACAAATATTTCCTAAAAAAATTACTTCCTGTGCGTTGAGTATATCCTACAGCTCCAGCAATAATATCTCTAGGTATCGAAGTAGCGACATATAAGGTTGAACCTATGACGTTTCTTAATTGTGTTCTTGGGTTAAAAAGTAATCCTGCGATATAGGCTTCTTCTAAGGCTTCTTTTGTTCTAGCTCCCCAACTTTTGGCTACAAATTTATTGACACCACCCATACCTTTTTCTTCAAAAGTTTTTAAATATTTTTCTGCTAGTTCTTCTGTATTTTTAGAACCTCCCATATCAGAAACAATGTTATTTAACAATGTTCCTTTATCGACAGAAGCATCAGCCGGGATCTTAAAAGAGTTTAAGGCTTGTGCAATTTCGAATTGAGCACCTTTTGCATAACTTTGAATAGCAGCATGAAGTGTTAATTGTTTTCTAAAATCAACTAAAAGTTGTGCATCGGTAATACCTTTTGTTTTATTGTCTACAATCTGTTTAGACATTGTATTTAATTTTTCTGCACTTGTTACGAGAGTATCTCTTACTGCTTTCATTTGTGCTGCAAGAGGAACGCCTTGTTTAAACAACACACCTTTTTGGAAAGTAGATTCTAAAATTTCTGGGTCCATATCTAAATCTTTCGCAAGGTTTTTTGTTTCAGCAAACGAAAGAGAAGTAGGCTGTTCTATCTTAGAACTTGTTGTACTAATAACATCAGCAACATCATCAATGTTATTAATATAATTAAAATTAAATCCAGGATCTCCCACTGCGGGAGTTTCGATTAATTCTTCTGGTTGAATACTTTCAACTGTTTCTCCCTCTTTAAAAACTTTTTGTTCTACATCTTTAATTAAAGATGGTTCTACGTCAGATACAACTTTCTGAGTTGTCTTTTTAGGAATGTTAATAAGTTTTAGAAGATTAGCCATATAAACAGGTCTAGGCTCTGGACCTGTTGCCATTTCAGTAGGTCCAAGTGTTTGACCTGCTTGTACTTCTTCAATAGTGGATTGAGTTTGATCGATAATATTTTCTTCTATAATAGCCATGTTTTAAACAACTGCGGTTTGTTGCTCCTGTTCTCTATCTTCTAGTTGTGCGATGGGTACACCTTCTTGAAGTATTTCTTTTTTCATCTCTGGTGTAAAGAGCATAAATGGTACTTTTTGTTCTTTTGTTTTCATTAATTGAGGAACATAAAAACCTTCTAATTCGTCAACAAGAACACTTTGAGTTTTTTGTAATTGACTAGACTCATAAATCATATCTTTTTTTCCATTCTTTGTTTGAATAATTTGATATGAGTCATCAACTTTTTTAATTTCATAAACAGCAAATATTTCATCATTCTTACCTACAGCTTGATACATAATATTAGGCTCTACATTTTGTTGATATACATAACTCAAAGAAGGATGCATCATCTTCTTTCCATCACCATAAATATCTTTTTGTTCTAATTTAGCGTCATATTTTTTACCAAACTTAGATAAATATGCAGGTAGTATCTTGTCATAAAAACCTATCATACCTTCACCACCAACCTCTAAATCAACTCCTCTATAATCTAATGATTGAAAAGATTTATCTTTATCAATATCACTGCGTATTTTATCTGCTAAATCTTTTCCAACATATTCATCTAATTGTTCAGGAAGAATATGATGACCTAAAACTTGATCTAAATTGCCTTTAGAATATGCTTGTATATAAATTTTATTTGGAGCTTTTTCCGATGGAGCTATATTTACGTTTTCTATTTTTTTAGATAGATCATATCTTTCGTTTTGAATTTTTCCTGGAGTGAATGATATAGCATCAAAATCGTTATCAATCGCATATTTAATTAATCTTTTCATAGTAAGTTCATGCCAGTTCTTTTTAAATGGAGCATCTGGAACAACACCACTAAGTTCATTAATTTTTTTGTCATATTCATCAATTTGATTACTGTAATTTTTTCTCTGACTTTCTAATAATTTAGCTTCATCTGAAAGCATACCATTTTTGTATATTCCTTTTTCTGCTATTAAATCTGTATATTGATTTATTGAATTTTGATATTTTTTAAAAACTTCGTCTTTTAATTTTTCTAATTCTTCTATTTCTGGTGTTTTTATTTTATACCCTCGTTTTCTACCTACTTGATGAAGATCAGATTGTATTTCTTCTACAAATAAAGTTTTCTTTCCATCAATCGTTCTTTCGTTAAATCTAGCATGAGCAATAAGATTTTCTCCATCTGGAACTTTACCAGAAAAATGTTGAGGAATAAATGGTTTACCATCGCTAGGAATAGTAATAAGCATCTCTTTATAATTTTCTCCACCTTCTAAAGTGTAATCACCATATTGTGTATTGTTTTCTACAACTTCTTTAACATCTACTAAACCATATTTTTCTCCTAAAAAATCTTCTACGTCTGCATCTGAAAAATCATCATATACTTCTCCTTTAGATGCTTGATATTCAAGAAAATCGTTATACAAACCTTCATCATTCATAACTATTAGTTTTGCATCTTCCATACTAGTTGCATTTTTTAAAGCATTAGGTGCATCTTCACTAACGTAGAAATCAACTTGTCTTTCACTCTTAGTTTCATCTAACATTGTATCTGTTACTCTTGTCGTTAAAGATTTATCTGCGATAAAATCATTTAACTCTTCCATAGTTACTTTTTCTTTCCCGGCTAAGAATTGATCTAATCCTAAATCTTCAATCTCCGATTGTTTGACACCTGATGTGTTTTTAATCGTAGCAAGTATTTGATCTCCTTGACCAGAGGTCATAGTCATATTGGAGATTGCTTTTTCTACATTAGAATAAAAAGGTTTTTCGGAAGGGGTGATATCTCTTGTAGGGTTGACCGGGTTACCTTGACTATCTACTACTTCTACAGGAGTTGGGGGTTCTTTAGGGGTCGCAGCAGCTCCTACGGATTTTAATTCTTCAAGTGCTTCGGGGTTTTGTTTGAGTCCTTTAAGGATTTTATAAAACTTCTCCACGACTACAAAAGGAGCAGCATCAGCTACAATGTTCTTGGCTCTTGCCATTACCTCAGTATCATCTCCATCAACAGATAATCCTTCAATAATAGTTTTTGATAATTCACTACTTTTTGTAAAATTAGGAAACATATCTTCAATAGTGTTAGCTAGGTTTCCTTCATCTTTCGAAGAAAACAATCCTACTGTTAGAGGTTCTGCTAAGAGGATCGCACCTCTTGCCATTTTATAAACACCAGCACCCGGTATTACATATTGACCAATAATTTTTCCTGTTGTTTCTGCAGCTCCCTCAGGTATTTTATATTCAATTTTTTTACCTAAAGTATTAGGAAAATTTTCTGATAAAAAATTATCGACTTCTGTAACTGCACCTCCAGTAACACTATCAATTAATTTAAATACATTATCGATACCTATAGCTGCACCTTTAGGTACATTCGCTACAACTTCTGGAGTAGCAGCAGCTATATCACCAATCGTAGCTCCTGTTTTTGGGTACATGGATTGATAACGACCTTGGAGCTTTGCTTTTTGCATTGCTTCGATATCTGTCTCGGAACTAATGTAATAAGGAAATCCATTCTTATATCCGTACTTTAATTTATTTGTTCCTTCTGTTCTAAACTCAATATTATCAAAATAATCATCAGGCATCGTAGACATAATGCCTAATTCACTATTTTTAATATACTCATCAACATCTTTTTTCATCGCATGAATATCTGGGTATTTACTAAATTTTAAATTTCTCATTATTTATCTGTTCCTCTAAAACTTAGATAATCTCTTAGTAGACGTTCGAATTCTATAAAAGCATTTTTATCTTCCAATTTATCACTTTTTGCTAATTCAAATAACTCATTAAAAATTTCACTAGAAGTTTTTGGTTTGACGAAATATGAACTATATTGAGGATTATCTCTTATAAATTTATTGATAGAAATAGTCATATCTCCAAAAATCTTTTCATTAATTCTTTTTTTTGAAGCATTCATAACTTCTTGTTGTTTAAGTCTAATTTCATCTTGTTTTGCATCGGAATTATTAAACAAAAATTCATTCATCTCTGACTCAGCTTTGAGAGACTCAGCTGCAATTAGTTTTTCAATATCATCATCAACGAACTCAAGCGATACACCATAACTATTAGCAATACTATTTTTGATAAGAGAAACATTTTTATCTGTTTTAGAAGTTACCTCATTAACTAGTTCTCTAAAATTATCTTGACTTAAATCACTTGCAACTGCTTGAATGTCTTCAAAATCAATAATATTTTGCTCAATACCAATTTTTAAATTTTGATAAACACTAGGAATACTTTGAGATCGGAAAAAAACATCTGGATTGTTAGCGTAGTTTTCTAATACTTCTAATGTTTTGTAATCTCTCGCATAGTCAGGTAATGATTTGTATTCTTCTAATTTTTTATTAATAAACTCAATATTAGAAGAGTTCATAATTTGAGACACTAAATCTTTCTCTTGTCTTTCTAATTCTTTTTCTTCTTTTGTTCTTATTTTATCAACAATATTGAACTGTTTTAATAATCGATCTACGACTGTATCATGTATATCATTAGCTTCTTCTTCGGTTAATTTATTAAACAATTCACTTGTGATAGGATCATAGTCTCCGACCATTGTTGCATTAAATTCTGATAAAGATTGTGTTGCTGCAAAATCTACCAAAGAGTTAGTAGCGGACTCTACATAAAAATCTCTTTCTAAATTCACATATTCTTGAGAACCTAATTTTAATTGTAAGAAATTTAAAGAAGACTTCGCTTGTTCTTCAATCGCATTGATTTCAGCAAGACTACTAGCATTAGCCATCTTATCTTTCAAAATGTCTAAATTTTTAATTTCAGAAATAGTATGAAGTTTTTCAATTCGATTATTTGCTTCTACTTCTAAAGAATTTTTAATTTTAAAAAAATCAGCATTAACTGTATTAATGATACTTGACTGTAAACTTTTACTTTTAATATTGTTATTAACAAAATAGTTTTGTAATAACTCTTGTTTTTTTCCTTCAATAGAAACAACCCAGTTTTCTGGTTCATAAGAATCCATTGCACCTTCCATGGCTTCTAATTCATCATCATTTAAATCTTTATAATATTTACCAAATAAACTTTGAGAGACTTCATCATTCGTTCTCATCGCTTGAAGATCATTACTTAATGTGGAGAGTTCACTTGTAATCGCAATATTAGCTTCGTTGATTTTTCTTTTACGAATTTCTTCTGCTTTGATGAGTAAAAATTTTTCTGCATTATCTGCTACATTCTGTATAGAACTAGCAAAAGTAACCGCAGGAGAAGCCATTGCTTGAGGAGATACTTGCATTCCGGGTTTCGTTGCACTAACTGTAGTAATCGATTGTCGAAAGAGATTAGGGTTATCTGGTATTCTAGCCATTATGCAAGACTCCCATAATAACCAACTTTTTGTACTCCTGTAAGAAGAGAAGAGTAGGCTTGATATTGATAGGATTGTGCTTGAGCATAAGCATTCATTTGACTAATCGATCCTGTCATTCTTTCAAATAAAGCATTATCCTCTGCATTCTTTTCTCCTATTGATGCGTTATAATCCATAATATCTTTTTGATATTGTGCATCTTCATAATTTTGTTTGAGTTGAGCGTAAGGTGTTCCTTTTTCAATCGAGACACCATTCTTTAAATAGGCAACGATTGTTTGACCTTGATACTTTTTAAAATCCCGGTCAAAGTAATATTTATCTTGTTCGTTCTTTCTACGAATAATCTCAACATCTTGCTCTGAAACTTTAGCTCGATACTCATAAACTCGTTTATTATAATCACCTGCAGCTTTTGCTTGGGATGCTGCTTGTTGATATCCTTGATAAGAAACAACTGCGGCTGTGGCAGCAGAAGCAATAGCGATTGGAATAGCAAATTGACCCATTATTTTACCCTTGCATACCTATAACAATTATTACCATAGATGTCATACTTTTTCATTAATCCTTCATTCTCCATCCCTAACCACTCAGCAAAACGAAAACCTGTTGGAAAGTTTTCTTTAATTGCAGTCTGTAATCGGATTATATCTAATTTTTCAATTAAGTCTTCTAATCCTTTTTTCACACTCTTCGCAAAATAAACTTTGTTCTTATTAATCAATCTACTACCTATAACCCATCCTTCATAGACATTTTCCCATAAAGGTACAACACCTCCTGATCCAATCGGAACACCATTAACAACGCAAGTGAAAGAATGGGTAGGAGATAGCAAATCATCAAATAGTCCTCGATGTTCTTCTTTGACTTCCAACATACTAAAGTTGAAACCAACATCCATATAAAATTGTGCATCTTCTTTTCTATATTCTCTAATCATCCATCATTAGTGGTTAGTTCTGGGTAGATAGCCACTACTGTTAAAGGTAGGGGTTGGGTTTGTCTTACAAAAATAAAACCATCTAATTCAAAACCACCTCGAAACTCTGTTTTTACATCCCCGGTAAAAAAGGGAATAGCTGCATCCATCGACATCGAACTATCTCGAAAAGGAATACGATCCATCTCTGTAAGAGAAGAACCCACTTCAATACCTACTGACTTATATAAACGAATAGTAATATCATGGATTCTTTTTAATTTACCTTGTGCCACACCTTCTGCAGATCCTGCTTCTAATCTCATTGTCTGTAATAAAGAAGTATATCCTAATCCTACTGTTACTTTTGTTGAAGATCGATCTAAGGTAATTGCACCATTGGTTACTGTCTTATCAGGATGTGTTGCTCCATCTGCTAAGATAGTCACCGTCTCTCCTTCTAAGTGATCGAGTCCTGAGATTGAAGTTGTTGCTGATCCTTCGTATTGTAATCCACTATCAACAAACCAAGAGTCTGTTACATTGTCGATTTCATAATTAGTAAAATATTCAACATATCTTCTTGTTGCTCCATTAATAGTTCTCTTTACAATCACATACAAAGTATCTTCATTAAGTGTTCCGGGGATAGAAGCTACACTTTCAACATGACCAAAATTATCAACTCCAAAAGAACCTCCTAATTTATGTCGATGCCATCCCACAACTTCTTCTGCTCGTTGATATGTTAATCCTACAAGTTGACCATCAGCACGAACTCCCCAGGCAATACTGTCGGGTTCTTGTTGATATGCCATTTCATTCAATCCACCTTCGGTCACATGTTCTGCTAAGATCGTTAGATCCGGTGCTAAATAACCATCCACATCAAAGTTATAAGCAAGTTCTCTAATTTTTCTTTTGGCTCGTTGTAAGAATAAGGTGACGTTTCCTACTGATAATGGACTTACATCTGCTGATCCATGGTTGGATTGTTTTTTAATGAGAATATTCGTAGGAGTAATCGCAACATCTGTACCACCCCCTGATACTGAAAATTCACCACCTGTTGTTCCTACAATTAAAGTTCTTGTTGCAGTTAAAAATTTAATCGCATTAACCTGATTAGATGCAATCGTATATTGCATAGAAGATGTAGCATCTACAGATGTATGATACGCATCATCAAAATTTTCATAATCACCTGATACAGAGAAATATAATGTTTGAGGTTCTTCTGTAGTACCTGCAAAAACTAATCGTTGTTCGAAAAAGGTCACTACAGAAGGATGACCTGTGGTATCAGAAAATGAACCTAGAGCCCAGTCAGTAGTTGCTGAACCAGAACCTAAAGCAACCACGACTGTGGCGGTGACTTGAGTTGTACTTGTAAATCCTGTAACTAATAAATGACCATCATTAAAATGTATAGCTCTTCCTACATCAGTAGATTTAAATCCATCTCCATTATTAATTCCTGTTGTTGCAGAAGCAGTAATTGTAGCAGATGAACCTACTGCAGTATGAGAAGAAGTTAAGGTTGTGGTTGTTGCGTTATGTGCTTGAAAAGGAGGAACATTAAAAGTAACAGTTGATAAGGTCCAATTTGTATGACCAGTTCTTGATAGTTTTCTAACTTGATGATTAGGATGACAGATGTACATCACATCTGCAGATTGTGCGAATTTAATATCTTCGAGTTCTGCTTCTAAGTAAGGGGAACTGATTTCATAAATCCTATTAGCAATACCACCAGAAGTGTAGGCAGTAAAACTAGTAGAGTCGATATTATTCCCATCAACATCTGTGAGTTCAAAAGTATTGGTGGTTTTGTTAGCGACACGAAAAGTCTTTCCATTGACTTCTGACATGCCACCCACGCTTGAAATAATGATATCATCTCCATTGTTATATCCATGTGCGGTGGCAGTGACTACTGCTGGATTTGCTTGGGTGATCCCCGATATAGTCACATCTCCTTCAACAATAATTCCTTCATCTTTATAGAAACGAATGTATTGATCTCCAAACTCTAAGATATAAGTTTGAACTGTTGAAAATTCAAAAGGGATTAATCTTGTTTGTTTAGAACTATCTTTTACTTCATGGATAAATTCAGTACCAGGTCTTCTCTTTGCACCTCCATGGGGGTGAATTAAAAAATTCTCTAAGGTCTTACAACCTTTATAATATTTATCTAAATCAGCACGACCATCTAATCGAGGAGATAACTCCCCGGCTGTAAAGGAACTAAATGCAAAGGTTGTTCTTGGCATTATAACCTTGAATTTAGAAAGTCATCTGCCTGTATTGCATCAGTGAAGTCTACAGAGTTTTCTGTAGCATCAGCGAATCGTGCTTCTCGTAATTTGTTTTGATAGAGTTGATACATGTTAGCAGCTAGAGATGTTGATGCTGTAACAGCGTAAGCTAGATCAGAAGCAAGAGCTGCAGATAAAGTTTCAATTAATAGTGTGTCGTATTCGTTAGGATCAGTAATTTTTGCTAAATATAACAATTTAATAGCAGACTCATTGGTCAATAATTTTCTTCCTTCAATGCGATACTCCTCTCCATTACTAATGTTAGATTTTTCAGTTCGCATTACCCTTAAACAATCAGTAGGTAATGTATATTGATATGAATATTCAAATGCCGGGGTAGTAGAGTCTTGAGCTAACTCAACTCTTTTCATTAAACAATTCCAAGGATGAGATCGAAATACACCATCTCGAATAGGCTCATATCGTTGATTACATAGACGAGCATTTTTACTATTCTCGGTAAGAGAAAGAATAACACTTGCTCCTAGTTGGTTGAGTGCTGAATTACAAATATCTACTACTGATGCCATAATGTTTTCCTTTTGAGAAGAGGGAGACGAAGCTCCCCCTTCTTTGTTTATATTACTCTACAGAGTACATAACCCAAGCATAGATTGTACCAGTAGCGGCAGCACCACCAGTAGTAATCAATACGTCTGTTTGAGCTGTTGTTCTGTAACCTAGACCTGTTACTGCAGGAACTGGAGCACCAGTTGAAGAACCGGCTAACATAGACTGGGATTGACCCGCTACGTTCCATGTACCTACAACACCAATGTATCTATCGTCATCACCTGAGTCACCTACTTTTAAAGTAACACCTGATCCTAATGCATCGCATTTAACGATAACATCGTGGATAGTTGCGTTAGCAGGTATTCTTGCGATGGTGATATCAGATCCAGATGCTAATGATGATGCTTCATAAGTATCGTGAAATACTCTGATTTTACCACCAGCGTTCTCTGAGTCGACATTCACTACAGGAGTAGCATCCATGTTAGTGATGTTTGCACCTTTTACACTTGCCATATCTTATACTCCTTACGCTTCGTGTGCTTCAATAGAAACAACTTTTTCTTCTTCCATACGAGTCGCACCAATGCTCATGCAATAGTAAACCTGAGTTGCATAACCTTTGTCTGCTCTCTCTTCAATTCTTGACATTACGTCTTTACCTAATGCCAACTTGATACCATCCATTGCGTAAGCAATACATTTTCTCTTAGAAGAAGCGATTGATAGTCTGTTAGATACGATGAAGTTGAAACCCATAAATGCGTTTACTTCACCTTGTACTAACGCTTTAACTGTGTTGAAGTCTGAACTTGTCACAGATGTAGTTCCTAATAGATCATCAATCTGTTTTGGAGATACGATGATGTATCGAGGAATAGATGGATCAACACTATTTAAGTCTAAGATTTTTTTAGCTTCTCTTAGTTTGTCAATAGTTAAACCATCAGTACCAGCTTCAGTGATTTGCTGACCAACTGGTAATGTAGTTGATGTTGAACCAGTTTCGCCTGTGAAAGCAGTACCAGTTGCTGCTGAAATGATCTCATCATCCATTGCTCTACCCATCGCAAAAGCGGCAGCTTGAGCATAGGAAGATGTTGGATCAATCAACATTCTTACTTTGTCTTGCTCGTCAATCAGATCAGCGTACTCATAATCCACTAATGAACAACGTCTTCTCGCATGAGGAGTATCCATTTGTGGAGTATCTGCATGTCTTGATGTTCTCTTAACAGCAGTTGCTACGCCAACTTGATCGAAGAATGCATTTTTTCCAACAATAGACTCTACGTCAACTTTGTCACGAAGAAGAGAACCCTTCTGTTGTGATAGTAATTGTACGTTCTGAGAATACTGTTGTACAAATGCTGTAGTTATTTGACTTGACATTTGTCATTCTCCTTTGTTTTTTTTGTTTATATTACTATCAGTTGGCTACCCACGAATGTGGACCTTCCTCTATTTAAGGTTAGTCACCCTTGTTCTTTCACAACGTCAACAAGACCTCACTTGGCTACCTTGTTACCTACTACCCAATCATAATAAAGATTGGCTAGAGGAATGGGATTAGTACGCTCTACTTGAGAGCCACCCTCGACTACAAGTCGAAGGCACTCTAATTTAATTTCCCTGTCACTAATATTGTCTATATTTAAATTTTTTTCAACAACTTTAGTTGGTTTCTTGCGGGTAAGCGTATTCATATAAATCCTGAACTTCCTTTACTGCTTCACCATGATTAACATGACCTTTGTTCCAATAAGGAGAACCATCAGCAGTTAAGTCTCTAATTCTCTTCTTAGCATCATCCGGGGTTAGGCTCATTTGTCTTGGTTGACCAATCGCTTTATCTTCCCCAATCATATCTGATATTTTGACGAATGCTTTAATTAACTCTGGGTGATCTCCTAAAGCTCGACCATCTGCTAAACGTACTTCATTTAATGTCTGTGGTCCTAACAAATCCATCGCAATGTTGGATGCTTTTTGAATTTTATCTTCATAGGCTTTTCCAAATTCTTTGCGTAGTTCTTGTTCTGCTTGTTGTTTATAGGTTTCTAAGTCTTGTACAGAACTTTCCTGACTTTGTTGTGCTAAGTCTGTATAATATTTTAAGACTCCCTCGACTTGTTGAGGTAATAGACCTAACTTATGTGCTTGTTCTTTAAAGCTATTAAGATAACTCTCGTCAATACCTTCAATACCTTCTACTTGATAATCAGCGGCACTCTTAGGTCTTCCTAATCGATCATACACAACTTGCCAATCTTCATCAGTAGCATGTTTGGTTGGAACAGGAATTTTATCCATTCCGACCATTTTGTTTAAATGTACATGGGATTTTGCTAATCCAGCGACATCCACATAATCTTTAAGGGATGGATCACTTCTTAAATCTTCTGGTAGACTTTCTCTCCAATCAACCACTTGGGGTTGTGTTTGAACAGTGTCACCAGACGATTGATTGGTTGGTTGCTCATTCGCTACCTGGTTCTCTTCTGTCATCTTTTACTCCTTGTATTAGTTTTTTAATTGTCAGGATAACTGACCGGCATCCTTCACGATAGGCAGTCTCGTAGGGGTCTACAGAGAATATACTACTATGCATGAAAAATCTTTTTTCTAAATCTTCTAAGACTTTCTTTCCATCTGTTGTGTTGAAGACTTGTTTGTAACTCTCGATGAGAGCTTTGAGTTCTTTAGGGATCATTTAGTATTAATCGCTTTAACCATAGGAGCTGCTGCTTGAGCGATATTCGCTTCTTGTTGTGCTTGTGCTAGTTGTGCAGCTTGTGCTTCTGCTTGTGCTCGTTGGTTTCTAATTTCAGCAACTTCTTCATTAGAGCGTAAAATTTTTGCAGGTACTCCTAAGACCTGAGAAACATGTTTTACAAATCCATCTGTATCTAAATAATCTAACACAGGAGCTATCTGATTAAGTGGAGCTAAAATCTCTAATGCTCTTACTGCACTTTGTACATCCCCGGTTCTTTGTGCTCTTGCTAATGGGGAGACATATTCAATCTCAATATCTTGACCTTGTAATATTTCTGGTGCTAAAGGCATTTGCTTTTTTCTAAGTAATAAATTAAAAACTCTATCGATCAATGGCTGCAACATTTCTGACTGAAGTCTTCCTAGGACTGGAGATAACATTCTCATCTTCTCTTCATTTCTCTGTAGTACTTCTGTTGCAGTCATCTGAATATTCTGAGCTAGTAAGAGTTGATCTACATAAAATGCTTTTCTAATCGCATCTCTTCGTTGTTCTTCATAATTTAATCCTAAAGGAATATTTGCTCCTATTTGAAGTGGCTCTATCCGATCACGAGATCCAGAACGATAAAAGTTTAAACCACCGGGTACTGTTTTGACTGGTAGAATAAATCCATCGTCTGGTACTAATAGCGGAGGATCTATACTTTTTTGTGCTGCTTTGATGATGGTCTCACTCATCTTATTCAGCATCTTCGTATCAGCTAAAGCCACCATTGCGGGAGACCTTCCATATTGTTCTGTGGAGGACTTCGTGAAACGAGGAACAATGTATGGAAACTCATCATAGCCACCTTCACTTAATAAAGTTCCATCTTGAGGTTCAACGTAATAAGAACCATAAGGTTTATTAAGTTTATCTAACTTAGTGACATTTCGATCTTCTCTAGGAAGAACTACATGGAGGATATCAACTTCATCATAAGGATTCTTTTCTGCAATCTTTGCAATCCGGGGTGAAGCATCACCAAATTGTTGGACCACTAGTCTTGCAGGTATTTTAAAATATCGATAAACAGTATCGACTCTTCCTTTAGTATTTTCTTGAATATAAATTTCAGAAATATGTCTTGTGGAAAATTTAATTGTTTCTTCTTCATCTTCTTCAATTAACATTGACCCTGTTCCAAAAACCACTAGGTCCAAATATAATTCGTGAACTTCTTGTTGAAAATTAGATCGAGCAAATGCTTGATACATTGCTTGACTACTAGACTCTAACCATTCTTTCGCTTCATCATTGTCATTAATTTCTTCATCTTTAAATCGTAAATGAAACCATGGAGATGCAGCATTGGTTAACATTCCATGAAGAGAAGAAGCTAAGAGTTCTGCAGCGTGAATAGCAGTCGAGTCAAAAACTAATTCAAATCTTTTATCTCCTCTTGATCTTCTTTTCGTTACATCTGCTCTTCTTGGTAAGGTGTAATCCGCACACTCTTGCCAGTGATTTTCCCAGTTCTGTCTTATCGATTTGAGTTGCTGATAAGAGTCTATTAAAAATTTTGTATCCATTATTTAATTACACTATTCCCTAAAATAGAGTCTGTCGACCCTGTTATTTCTCCCCCTAATAAAGAACTACCAATCTTTGTCTCGACTGTTTTCTTTTTTGGTTTCATTGCATCAGTTAAGGCTTCAATAAAAATCATTCCAGGAGTTTTTAAATTTTGTAAAATTCCTTCTGTTTTCATTGGTTGATACGCTACACTTAATCCCGGTATTTGTTGTTTAGCTTGTCCGCCAAAAGCAGCTCTTGCTATATCTCCTCCAAATTCTTTTAAGGTAGGAGTACTAGCAACTGTTCTTGTTGGATCTAAGACTGTCGGAGAATATTGTATTCCTCTTCCATAATTTAAAGATTTCTGTAATTGGGATTCTTTTAACTTAGAAACCTCTCCCCCAGAGCTTGTCGATAAATCATTTAAAACAGAATAGGTTGTTCCTTCTCTCATTAACTGTCGTTCATCCTTACTCATTGATTTGGTTTGATCGAAAGTTTTAGGTTGAGACTTTTTAATGATGTCAGTTACTTTCTTACTACCAGAAAATAATTGACCACTATCTGTTACCCCGGCTACCGTTTTACCATCTTCTGTTAAGACAGAACTTTTATCTTCACTGAGTTTATATCCAGCTTTTGTTAATTCTGCTTCTTGATTAGCGAATGCACCTGTCTTCGTTGTCGTGCTTTCTTTAATCTTCTTTTGACGTTGTAAAGCTGCTTCTCTTCCATCAGAATTTCCAAATTGCTCATACGTTTGTACTGGAGTTTTTCTTGCTCCACCACCTGATGATTTACCTGCTGTGTCTGCTCCCATATTCTATCCTAATAAAGTTTTTCTTCTCACCGTTGCAGGTTCACTTAAACCTAAAGACGAAGTTAAGATTGTTGATTTTCTTCCTTGTCTTTTTTTCTTTCCTGCAATTAATTCCTGATCCATTTCCGAAGTATCTAATGTAGTTTCTATAGGACTTCCTACTGGCTTATCCGTTACAGGAACACCTGGAGGAGTCGGTGCTTCTGGTAAAGGTGCAGGAGCTTCCGGAATTGGAGGAGGGGGTGGAGGTGATTTAGGTCTTAAAAATCCCATTTAGTTCTCCCATATGTTATATTGGTTTTGTGCCAACTGTTGTGGCGGAGTGACATTATCCATATTATCATTTAAACATAGAGCCATCGTTCTTGTGGCATCACAAGGGTGAGAACTCCAATCATGGACTGGCTTACTGAAAATTTTTTGTTTATCAATATACTTTCGATGATAGCTGCGTAAGGCATCAATTAAATGCTCACAGCGTTGATTATCGATCCAAGTTTTTTCTAACATCATTTGTACTGCATGAATACCATCTTCGACAGCTAACTTAGGAGCTACCTTAAATGTTAATCCTAATTGATATGCAGTCTCCCTTCTCGATATTCCATTACTAAAATCTCTTTGTTCAATATCATGCGGTGCATAATGCTTTCCATAATTGTAAGGGTAATCTTTTAATTTTTTTACAAACCATGGTAACCCTTCTCCTGTTTTCTCCAGGTAATCAATTATATGTATACTTTTACCTACTTTTTGAAAAAAGACAATACTTGTTGCATCCGCTATTCCTAGATCCCAAGCAGTATGAACTAAGTACCCCGGATCATAAGGCACTGATGTTAATCTGCCTTGTGAGTCCATCTTATCCATTATTTTGCCATAAATAGCACCTGATATATTTGCAGACCAATCACATAAAAACTCTTGAGCATATTGTTCAGGAGTCATGTTGTCTTGAGCTTGTTTTAATTCTATCTTTCCAATTAAGTTCGTATCAGTCACTTTGTAAATTCGAACAAACCAAGCAGGATCTATTTGTGCTTTCTTATAGAGATTATACAAATAGTTCCTTGTTCCTAAGGGAGTTCCTAAACATAAAAATTTCCCAGCACGATCCGAAATAGCAGGTAAGATTACCTCAGGAAAAACATTCTCATTAATGAGTTGGGTCTCATCGAAAGTTACCATATCAAAGTACTGACCCCTCAAATTATCCGCTTGTTCTGCTCCGAGCAGCACCATTCTCGCTCCATTAGGATAATCAATACGAAGTTCTGTTTCATTGAACTTTACCCCGGGGATAGGTCGAGAATAGTCTTTGGCAATATCCCAAGCTATTCTTTTGACCATGGCGAACTGAGGAGCAATCATCGCCACTCTCACATTCTTTAAGGGGTTAGTAAAACAATGTTTAATCATCTCCATCACTGCAGCGTGGGTCTTCCCTGCTCTTCGATGAATGACACAGAGACCAAAACGATGTTGGCTCATTAATTCATGGATTT